GTTTCCCCCGCCTTTCTGTGCTGGCTGTGCCAACACGGCCTTTCATTAATACTGCGAGGTCCCACTTATGCGAACCCGATCGAAGTCGATCCTTGTAACACCAACTGCTTTTGTAGCCGTTGACGGCAAGATGAGTCCTTACGAGGCCAATCCCATTAACTTGGGGAAGACCTTTAATGACTTCTTGACGCCTGGCTATTTTAAAGCACTCAGGGCCGGCGAGCATTTGCCCGTTAACCCTGCTAGCTCTTCTGAGCTCTACTTCATCCCCTCCGGGGGTACTACGAAGCATGAGCAATGGGAGGCTGGTAATTACAATGGTTGGAAGTGGCGTAAGGTGCGCGAGGTAGCCATCTCTGGCTGCGTCGGGCTCTCCGCCATGAACATGTTCGATCTTCCTTCGATTGGCATCGGAGCGCTGCCTACATTTACTGAGGAAGAGCGTCATGCTCTTATGACATCCGCCATGGCGGGTGCACTCACTCAGAAAATGGATATCTTAACCTTCGCTTTGGAGGCTAAGAAAACGGCTGCGCTCGTTGCCGGGGTTGCCGGTAAAACATTAGATCGCGCTCATAAGATTAGAAATCTCTTGACGCGAAAGGGTTTGAAGAACTCCCCCAACGAGTTTGCTCAAGCTTGGCTTGAAGCACGCTACGGGTGGAGACCCCTAATGTTTGACATCATGGACGCCTCTCAGCTTGTCACTGACTTGATGAGTGGTGTTTCGGAGCTCCGACGTAGTTCGAAAACTTCGGACAAATCGGGCTCCCCCAGCTCTACGCTTCGTACGTCTTATGGCTTTACCACAAGGAGGAACTCCCCGCCTTCTATAGGCTCGGAGTACAACCCTGGTATCGCCTACGACCACGTCATCCGTAAAACAGGTGAAGTGGAGTGTCGAGCAGGTGTGATGATACGAGATTCTATTCGCAGCTATGCTACGGTAGACCCTGTCGTGTCCGGCTATGAGCTCATTCCATTTAGCTTCGTGCTAGATTGGTTTGTGAATGTCGGCGATTTTCTTGCCGTCATCAGCCCATTCGCATCAGCCCAAACGTTACACATGTATAATACTTTTACCTCTATCGAAGAGGTTAGTATTTCTTCCACACCCGTTTTCCGTACTTTCGGTACGAATTCGCTTGTGCAAGAATTCCGCGCTTCTGGTTCCGTCTCCCCGATTATTTTGGGGCGACGATCCTGGAATCGCGAGCCTGTGAAAACGTTTGAACCCACGTTAGGTCACGGCAGCGGTCTGTCAATCCTGAAAGGGCTTGATGCCCTTGCCCTTCTAAAGGGCCGGATCCGTAGCTTACGAACCATAACAACCATCTAACCCAACAGGTACTTTGATGTACCGTCAGAAAAGGTGATTGCCTTATGGCTAACATCATACCTTCTACCTGGGCCTTGTTTTCCAATACTGGAAACCAAACTCAGTTCCTGCTTCCGGGTCACACTGTCCTGAAGCCCCGTATGGCGCTTTTTAGCCGAACTGTGCCGTCCACCTCCGGTAACGGTCCGTCTGTGCCCGCGATTCGCGTGCGCATTGTCGAAGGTATCTTGGATGCCGATGGTAAACCCATCGCTACCAAGATCTCCGCCGACGTGACGATCCGTAACGACATCCGTGCCTCTACCCCTTCGGTAGTAGCGGATGTGGTTGAACTGGGGCGCTTGCTCTCCAATGCCAACTTCGTAACGGAGTTGGTTGGGAGCCAGCGTCTTCCTACTACTGCTCCGTATGACGTAGCTTAGTAGTCCCATCAACCATAAAACGGAGATCGAAGAATGCCTAAGCGTTCCGAGAGCGGACGAGCTTGCCTTAGCGAGCCAGTCCGAATGGATCTACTCCTTTCCCACGTCTTACGAGACGCCTCCCGATATACTGACGTCAGTGCTCTGGCTGCAACACTTGTTACAGACATCACCGACTTCAGGAAAAAGGTAGGTGACTCACTTCATCAAGCAGTTTTGCATCTTGATGAGGGTGGGTTTACCCGTTACACCGTACTGCGGCAGATTGAGGCACTCTTGAAGAAGAATGCCTCCTTCTTTGCCCTAACACCCGATGAGCGTCGACGTAAGGCGATTGCGAAATTTCAGGCCTCTGAGAGGTCCTGCTATCGAGCAAATCGTCGTCTCGCTCATTTTTCCAAACATTGGTCTCGAGCGCCACTCGCTATGGAAATTCTTAATGATGCTAAATCATTAATCTATAGCGTGTTAGGCGAATTCGATAACGACCTCTATGAGGAAGTGTTGAAGCAGTCGTGTTTCGGAAGTGGGAGTACCTTTGATGAGTCTAAAGCTGGCCGTTCTCTTTTCTCAGAGACGTTCAGCCAGGACGAGGGTGCCCGTGATACGTCGCGTTATGCGCGACTGACCAAGGGGCACACAATCACCGAAGGTGCAGTTGGTATCTTCGCGGACTATGTGCGCAGTTCGAGTCTGGGTGGTAAGTACATCGCCAACCAGGAACGCCATATAGTACGGGGGGATCGCGTAGCCTTCGTTCCAAAGAACTGGGACGTTGACCGCACAATAGCTATTCAACCTTCGTTGAATGTTTATTTCCAAAAAGGGGTTGACCTCCTTCTGAAGCGCTTTCTGCGCTCGGTAGGCATAGACCTCAGGGATCAGACACTCAACCATGTACCCGCGGGCGTCGGTTCTGTCGACGGGCAGTATTGCACCGTCGATCTATCGTCCGCCTCGGATACTGTGTCAATCGGAATAGTCGAACATTTATTCCCTAAGAGTTGGTGCGAACTCTTCAAAGCATTACGCTGCGAAGAGTACACTACTGACCAAGGGAAGACTTGGACGACGTACCAAAAGTTTTCGTCGATGGGTAACGCTTTCACGTTCCCCGTTGAGACGTTTATATTTTGGGCGATTGCAAAGGTATGTTGTGCGCGCTGTGGAGCCGAAACTTCTATGCTCCAGGTCTATGGCGATGATATCGTTGTAGACAGAAGGGCTTACCTCCTTTTAAGGGAGGTTTTGCTCTTCGCTGGCTTCGAAGTTAACGCGGAGAAAAGCTATGCTTTTTCTTCGTTTCGTGAGACCTGCGGGTGCGACTTCGTATTCGGAGTCGATGTCCGTCCGGTCTATCTCAAGAAGGTCCCAACTACGGTTCCAGAAGTCTATAGTCTTTACAATAGGCTTCTAGCGAATCGTGTTGGCCTTCAATTTCCAAGCACTCTTCATTATCTTCAATCTCTAGTGAAGAACGCCCATTTCGGGCCATTCTTCATCGGAGGCGAAGACTGGTACGCCGGAAAAGATACCGTTTTCGACGGTTACTTTATTGGCGAACCTCCTGAAGGTGTCTGGGATCTCGAGTTGATGACCCGAACTTTCAAGGTGACGTGTTTATCGCGTCGCCCGAAACGTTCTGGCTTCAGATACTCAGAGTTACGTCATTATCTCACAGTTCTCCTCGGAGAGAGAAGTGACGTAGTTGAGAGAAACGACCGCTTCACTGTCTTTACGCGTCATTACACCATCTCACGATGGCCGACGCTTAAAGAAGCTGCTGCGATGTTGGACCGTGACCGCCGGCGTCTTAGAGACGTTTGGTGATCTCGGTTAGCGGTGTTTCCCCAAGCCTTGGGACCTAGTCCCAGGGGAAACAGTGACG